TTAGTAAAGCGATGGGGATCCCGGACAAAGCTGATGGCTACGGACTAACGAGCCCGGAACTGCCTGAGTCGATGAAGGGAATTGCAATTGATAAAGCTAAGTTTTCGGAAGTCGCGCATGCCCACAAACTAACGCCCGCCCAGGCAAAAGGTTTATGGGAAACGTATAATGCCATTAATGTCGAAACGTACCAGAACGCTATGAAAGCGCAAGAAGAGCAGTTGACGAAAACTGTCAATCAGTTAAAGAGCGAGTGGGGCGACGCGTTTCAGACAAATGTTGAACTAGGCCAAATGGTAATTAATAAATTTTCGGCTAACCAAGAAATGAACGATTTTCTTACTGCCGCGTTAGCGAGCGATCCAAGAGGCGTTCGGTTCTTAAAGAAGATCGGCGACCAGTTTGCAGAAAACAAGGTCGGCGAGTTTCAGATGAAAAGGTTCAGTCTTGCGCCAGAAGAAGCAATGCAAGAAGTTGAAAAGATGAAAATAGATTTGGACGGCCCGTACATGAACACAAAAGGTAAACATACCGCGGCAGAACATCAGGCGGCAGTTGAACGTGTGAACATGTTGCTGGCAACAGCGCGTAAAGCCCAGGGATAAGCGTAAGCCCTCTTGGTTTTACGAAGATCGACCGACAAGCTGAGATGCCCGGTGGGTAAGAAATATGCAAGCTAGGCCCTGTGAAGACAAGCTGATTGCGAGCATAAACTAACAACAACAGTTTGTTTAATAAGGAGTCTAACAATGGCAGATACGCAGAATTTGATATGGGCACAAGCCTATAGCCAGAATATCATGCAGTTGGCTCAGCAGAAATATTCTAAGCTATTGCCGTGTGTATATCAAAAAGACAATGTGACAGGAAAGACCTTCTTTCAAGACCAGATTGGCGCTTGGACGATGGAAGCAAAAGGTGGACGTAACGTAGCAACGCCGAACAACGATCCTTTGTTTGCTCGACGTATGGGAATCATGGTTGATTACCAAGACAATCGGTTACTTGACCGCGGTGACGAACTTCGGGCGATCTCTGATCCTCGGAGTGCGTATACACTCGCAGCCGCGCAATCGTTAGGGCGAAAGATCGACGATGTTATTCTTGCTGCCGCGATCGGTAACGCTTACTCCGGAGAAGCTGGGGCAACGACTTTAAGTCAAAGCAACTTAAAAATCGTAACGAATAACGCGCTGACAATGGCCGAAGTTTTGGCGATTAAACAGACGTTAGACGAAGCTGATGTTGACGACGAAGATCGGTTTTTTGTAACTGATCCGACGACATTAGCGTCTTTGTTAAACGTTACGCAAGCAACAAGCGCTGACTATACAACCGTCAAGGCGTTAGTCAACGGCGAAATTGATACTTGGATGGGATTTAAGTGGATTAAGTCAACACGCGTTTCGGCAATAACGACCTGTTCTGGTATAGCTTTCCAGAGATACGGTCTTTGTGCTGCAATGGGCGCTGCTCCGCTTGTTAGGACAGACGAACGTCCTGACTTATCTTATTCTTGGCAAGTTTATTATGAACTTAACATCGGCGCTGTTCGGTTAGAAGAAAACCGATGCTTGATGTTATATTCTGCTTCGTAACAGTAACGCGCTATAGGCGCAAAGGAGAAAAGAAATGACAGCATTTAAAGGAGCATACGTAACCAAGTATGACGCGGGTGGATCTGGCGATAACATTATCCCAGACGGGTATATTAAGTCAGTTGAAAAAGTCTGGCTTGATAGTTTCGCGTTTACCGCTGTTATTACAACAGCCGACACGATTACAATCGCGTCAATTCCCCCGAACAAAAAAATCACTGGGGTTGAGATCTTCTTCCCGGCGATAACTCCGACGACCGCGACTATTCAGGTCGGTATTCAGGGCAATACGAGCTTGTTTATTACAAGCGGAAGTACTGTTAAGTTGGGTGCCAGTGGCGCGTTTCTTGGCAATACTGGTTTAACAGCGAACACCGGAACTTTTTATGTCACAACCGGATCAACGAATACACTCGTTCAAATGCAAATTGGCGTGACAGCAATGACAGCGCCGACTGCCGGAACGATTTATTCTAAAGTAACTTACACCTAATAGTAAATGACGTGTGGGCCGGGGGAACTAGGCGGCCCTCGGCCTGCCGTCATTAAAGGATAATATGGCAATTTCTAAAGTTGACATTATTAATAAAGCATTAACGCTTGTTGGCGCAAACCCGATTATTAGCATTGACGACAACACTAATAATGCCAGGGTAATGAGTCGATGTTACGAAATTTCTTTACGCAATATCTTAACAGTGAGCCAGTGGAACTTCGCAGTTAAACGCGCGCTGTTATCGGTTTCTGCAGATGTTTTAACTTGGTACGATACTGGCGAAGTTTATGTATACCAAAAACCTACTGATATTGTCCGCGTGTTTGGGGTAAACGATTCGTCAGCTATTTGGCGGGAAGAAGGCGAGTATATTATCTCTGATACGGCTGGGCTTGGCATCAGGTACGTTTATTACTTAGATACACCCAGCAAATTTACTCCGACGTTTACAAGCGCGTTCATTGACCTATTGTGTTCTGACGCGGCGTATATGATAGTAAACTCCGCGGCGTTAGGGCAAACCTATTACGCGAAATATGAGAAGACGTCTTTGCCAAGAGCAATGTCGGTTAATTCTCAGACCGGGATTCAGCAAGCGGTTCGCGACGAGGCGTGGGAGTTGGCAAAGTATAGCGATACACAGGTAAACGCATGATAACTAAACGAGAATTCAGTGCGATTGATGCGGCTCCTTCCATATTATATGGGAAGAGAGATGTTGATTCTGTTACGGCTTATCCTATCTCTGTATCCTCGGCCGGGGGACTTTTAATTTCACAAGGGCTAAGTACTCCGTTGTCTGATCAAATTATCATCAACGAAACTGATCCAAATAATATTACGTTGACTTATAAATTTGGAGGTGTGCAGGTTAGCCAGAAAACGATTGTTAAAAGTGGGAGTACTACAACAATAACGGTGGGGTAAGATGGGTATAATCGTTGATGGCTTATATATCAGTCCTTCAGCTCTAGATAGGTTACCTTTTGATATTGTTAGCTCAGATCCGAATGATGGGACAAATACTCCTTTTATTTTAAACACGACGGAGAATGTTTTTAAAGTTTGGTATAACGGTGTTTGGAATACTTTAGGGATCACAATTACAGCTGGCTCTGCCCACCAAATTCTTGACGACGGTGGGAACGTAGTAAAAGATGATGATGGAAACATCATAACTGATTAAGGAGAGGACATGAAAAAATTTATATTAACCATGATGTTTCTGTTGTTGACGTCTGCGAGTTATGCCGCATTGACTGTAGGGAATATCCCTCAGGTGAAAACGGGTGGCTCGGCTCCGGCGTTACAAAACTCTATTATGTCGCAGAGCAGCACTACGATTAGTGTAGGCGGGACGTTATCGGCTACGGCTCTTTCTGGGCCGTTATCGGGCAATGCCTCAACCGCCACAGCGTTAGCGGCCGATCCGGCGGACTGCGGGCCAAATACGGCGGCTACGATTATTGGGGCGAGCGGCGCTTTGACGTGTTCTAGTATTGCGACGATTTTAGGGTATACGCCTGTTAATGCCACGACAACAGTGAACGGCCAAGCGTTATCTGGTAATGTTACGGTATCAACTATTACTGGTAACGCTGGAACGGCAACAGCGTTAGCGGCAAACGGGACGAATTGTAACGCTGGCTATGCCCCGCTTGGGGTAGACGCTTCGGGTGCGGTGGAAAGTTGCACGCAGTATCAACCGTACAGTGCTAACACAACTGTCTTGGGTAGCACGATTGAAGAAAGCGAATTAAACTTAACTGATTTAACAACAGCGGATTTCTCGACGACAAAACACGGGTTTGTCCCTAAAGGGACTAACTTAGGTAAGTACTTAAAAGACGATGGAACGTGGGGCACGCCGTCTGGCAGCGGTGCTCCGTCGGACGCTGATTATCTAGTTGTGACGGCGAATGCTAATCTTAGCGCAGAGATACCAATCGGAAAAGTTGATGACACGACAATAATAGCAAACGGTACGACGTGGGAAGCCAAGTCGATTAATGATTGTCAGGGAACGGGCAAGGCTTTGACTTACACTCAATCGACGAATGCGTATGGATGTAATACTATTGCCGCTGGGGGCGATATTACTACGGTTGGAACTTGTACTACTGGCGATTGCGGGATTGAAGGTGGCACTGATATTTTCCCGTTTCTTTATGAAGGGACACCCAACACTTATGAAACATCGTTTGCCGTTACCGACCCGACATCTGATAAGACAATAACTTTCCCTGACTTAACAGGTACTGTAGCTTTATCTACAAACAAACTATCATTATTCGCGGCGACCTCTTCTTCGGAATTAGCTGGCGTGTTAAGCGACGAAGACGGGACAGGAACTTGCGGTTCAGGGTTGTTTTGTATTGGCGGGCATACTCATCCATTAGATGAACTCAGTGGCGGAACAGCAGGAGCTAATGCGTATGATTTTGGCGGGGCAACATCATTAGAGATTCCAAACACTGCCGGGAATGTGACTGTTGACGCAGCAGGGGAAATTGCGGTTGATTCGACTAATAAACAATTAGCGGTTTTTGATAGTGTCGAAGTCGCTATTCCTCTCCGTCATGTTATGTACGGGCCGTTGTTTTTATCCGGGGCTTATGACATTGAAACCAATTACCCGTTGATTGAATTAGACGCAACAGTTTATCCGAACGGAATTGTTATCACAGGATGGTCAATCTCTTCAAGTGACGCCGACCCAACAACCGAACTGGACGCCAACTTGAGATATTCTGACGCTCCGGGCACAGGAGCTTTTCCAGGGGCTAACGAGGTTTTGGTTGATGTGCTAGACACCACCACGGGAAACGCTTCGGAAGCAACGATGTCATCATCCGATTTAGGTAGTGGCGTTATCCCCTCAGGCAAGGCGTTGTACATTGACCTAGACGCCGACCCGACCGACGCCACGGCATATTGGATTTGGAAAATGACTTACTATATCCCGGAAAGTTAAGGAGGAGTTATGAGAAAGGCAGTTTTAATAATCTTGTTATTCGCGTCAGTGGCGTGGGCGCAAGAAAAAATTAACGAGAAGTATTCGTATCAAGACTTTCAAGACAAGAGTTTCAAGGACGTAGACGCTTCGGAGTTTAATGATACGACCATAGCGGGAAGCAACTTTTTTCAGTTTGAAAAACCTTATGCCGACATCTTCCCCGACGGCATGAAGAATGTTATTTTTTTGCATTGTAACTTAGATAATGTTGATTTGTCGAAGTGTGAGGGGTGCAAAATTGAAGGCACGACGACGAACAAACAATTAAAAGTGCAGAACGATACTGAATATTGGATTGTTCAAAAGGCGTCTAACGTAGAAAACGCAGAGTTGATTCCTGTCGAGCCTTTAAGAAAAGAAAAATTTCTCGAAGTTGGTATTAGTATACTTCCACAAGATATCCCCACAACAAAAAAAGATGTGTCACCAGTCCAGGAGGCTCAAGATGCGGCGATTTCTGCTAGCGTTAATCCTTAATGTATTTATTGCTGTCAATTGTTTTGCGGCGGCGGCAACGATGTATGTGACTCCGGCTGGGGCTGGAAACAAAAGTGGTTCTTCTTGGTCAAACGCTATGGGGTTAACAGAATTGATAGCAGACCTTTCTGGAGCTGATGAAGCTGGGGATATTTATTATTTAGCAGGCGGAACTTATACACTAACAGGTAGTTCGGCTTTTTATGCTAATGGAACGGACACTAACCCCATTTCTATTATTGGTGTTAATTCTGGGACAACCAACGAGCCTCCGACTTCATCAGATTGGGCGTATGGCGATAATCGGCCATTAATTACTCAAGGAGGATATTATTGGAATACTAATGATAGAGCAATTTATTTCATTCGCAATTTACGAAGCTCTGGTTCTGGTTATTTCGGATGGAATTTAATTAGTGCTGTAGCGTCAAATATAAAAGCGACGTGTACAAACGCGACTGGTGGTTGTATTTACTCTTATCCTTCGGGATTGATAACTAACTGTGAGGCGACTAATTCAAAAGCGGATGGCAATGCTTTCACCTTGAATGGCGGGGCAATAATAGCATCTTACGCTCACGACTCAGCCTATTGTTTTTCTATGAAAGCAGACTCTAACGGGCCAGTGTCTATTATTAATAGTGTCGCGGATACTTGTTCTACTACGGGAATTTATGCCGACATCACAGCATACACGCAGAAAAACATTATTGGTAATGTAATCTATTCGGGTGGAACAGGTATAGATTTTGGGACGGGGACTGGAAACGCCACGTCAACTCCAGCCTTTGCGATTAATAACGTAATAGATAACTTTACGACAGGTATGGCAGTTTCTGCGGCGTCTGGTTTCGCCATTTCAAATTACAATATTTTGAGTAATAACACCACTGACTATTCTAATGTGGTGCAGGGGCCGAATGATTTAGTTTCCGATATTACGTTTAATGATGCTGCTAACGGTGATTTTACGATTACGTCATCTTCAGGAGTACATTTAGCGGCAGGCTTAAAACTGGATACAAACACCGGAGTCGTCGGCGCGTACAAACAAAACATTGGTGTTGACCAAGACGACAACACCGTAGCAGGTGGGGGTGGCGGTGGAGCGGGGCACTTAATAATCCAGTGAGGTGAGATGACTTTTGCAATCCCGGTAAAATTAAAGTGGATTGAAGCAAAAGACCAGTGGCATATGGTGACCTTACCGAACGAACATTTACTGCAAGAGCTTTACAACTGCGAGAACATTGCCCGGATGTTTCCGGGGCTAGAAAAAGAAAAAGATAACCAGTACTTAATCAAAATTACCCGAGTAGAGAGGTGATAGGTGAATGAAAGTTTTTTTCTTAAAGGGTTTGGGTTAAGCGCAACGGGATTTTTTTTCTTAGCCGGGTGGTGCTGGGTTATGT